TGATTCGACTCAACAATTACTTCACATTAATAATGCATCAGGAGATTTTGGAGCAGAAGCTGTATTAAGGGGTTCAACTTCAACAGGAACACCTAAATCTGAAATAGCATTTAAAAGATTTACCACAGCTGATGGCGGAACTATGGTATTAAGAACATCAAATTCTTCAGGAACTATTCAAGATGTTATGACTTTAGATACTTCTGCAAACGTAGGAATAGGAACTGATTCGCCAAGTGCTCAATTAACTATTGATGTAGGAGGTGGAAGTTCTGCACCAACATCATTTACTACAGCTAATAGTTATATACAGTTAGGTACAACAAGTTATAATACTTCAGGAGCAGTATATGCAATAGGATTTGGATATACAGGAGGTGCTTCAAATTCTCCTGCTTACATTGGGCTAAAACAAACTTCTACAGGTAGTTTTACAAAAGGAGATTTAGTTTTTTTAACAAGAGATACTGATACAACTGACACTGCTCCTACAGAAAGAATGCGTATTACAAGTGGGGGAACTTTAACAGTAGGTGGTCAAACTAATACAAGAATAGTAACAACAATAACAGAAAATGATAAAGTAGATTTAAATGTTGCTGATGGAACAAATACTACAAGAAATTTAACTTTTTCGACTGGGGGAACTCAGAGGATGCGATTGACTGCAGAAGGGGAATTAAGAATTGGAACAGGTTCTGGTGCAAATGGTAAATTACACGTTACAAACACTGACTTAAACAGAAAATTATTAATTGAAGGAAATAACAATAGTCAGGGTTTTGCTCAAAAAGCTACACTTGTAAGTCACTATCCTGTTGTTAGTTCGGGTAGTCAGCTTATTATTCCTTTTACTTCACAAGGAAATTTAAATAGTACAACTATAATAAAAATATGGGGTCATTCAGCAAGGTTTAATAGTTCAGACCCTTTAGGTTTTACAGCTACTATTCAAGTAGGGCATTTACAACAGCTTTATTCTGTAGTTGCATTAGATACTACAGGGAATATTTCAGGGGTATCAACAAGCGGAATGAATTTAATTATAAGTTTTACAACTGTTTACGCAAATGCAGTATCAGATGGAGTATTTGCTACGATAGAATATATGACAAATAATCTAAGTTATTCATTACAACCTTCAAACATAGTAATGAATTAAAATCAAACAAATTGGAAAAAGAATGTAAATGTAAATAATTATAAAACTATGGAAATATTAAAAACAGACAAGACAGAAATAATGCAAAACAAAATTAAGGTATGGTATTCTACTCACACTATGGATGGAAAGGTTACTGTAGCTTATTCTGAAGGTCAAGACTTAATAGCTAAAGGAGACGATGAAAAAATAGCTATGTATAAAGTCAAGGAAATTGCAGACGAATTATGGAACTCGAAAAAAGTAGCAAAAAAAGACAAAAAGTAATATATTTACTTTTCACTTAAAAATTATAAAGATGTCAAAAATTACTAAAGACGAGTTAAAGTCTCTAAACGAACAAGAAAAAAAGAAAGCTGCAATTAGAAATGATCTGGGCGTTTTAGAAATTCAAAAGCATAGTCTTTTACACATTTCAGCAGAAATACAAATAGAACAAGACAAGTTAAAAGATTCTCTTGAGAAGTCCTACGGAAAAATAAACGTAGACCTAAAAGACGGTTCTTATACTCTTGTTGAAGAGAAAGAGGAATAATGTTTGAATATACAGATTTGAAATTATATTTTTTTAATACCATAGTTTTAGCCCTTACTATGACAGAAATTGAATTGGGTTTAAAAATAATACTTCTAATTTGTACTATTGGCTATACAATAAGTAGATGGGTACATAATGAGAAAAATAGATAAAATTATAATTCACTGTTCAGCTACTCCACAGTTTAAAGACTTTGACGTAGAGGATATACGAGATTGGCACGTCAACGGAAATGGCTGGTCAGACGTAGGGTATCACTATATAATAAAACTAGATGGCGAAATACAAGTAGGTCGTTTAGAAAAAAAAATAGGAGCTCACGTAAAGGGCGTTAATAGAAGTTCTATAGGTATTTGTTATATTGGAGGAATGGATAGACAAATGAAAGAGTGGCAAGACACTAGAACTAAAAAACAAAAAGAGTCATTACTAAAAGTTATAAATGATTTGTTAGAAAAATACCCAGGGTCTATAGTTTACGGTCACAAAGATTTTACTAATAAAAAGGCTTGTCCTAGTTTTGATGCTAAAAAAGAATATGAATATTTAACTAATAAAAAATGAAAGAGGTAGGAGTAGACTTAGACGGAGATGGCAAACCAGATCTAAATTTAGATTTTAAAACTATATTATTATGCTTAGGAGGTTTAATAAGTATAACTATGACTTATTCTACTTTAACTAAACAAATAGAACTCAATCGTCAAGAAATAGAAGTAGCTAAACAGCTCCCTCCTTTACAATCTTTAGAAGTTATAGAGCAAAGAATAGAATTTTTAGAGGGTCAAATAGAGGCTAAGGATAAACGACTAGACAAAATAGAAGACAAAATATATAAAAGATAAAATATGGAAACTATAAAACACTTACTTGGACTTTGTGGAGAGGGTCACATTAACTTAGTAGCTATTGCTTTGACTGTAGTACTTATAATCTCTTACGTAAAGAATGAAAAAAAAGTTTAAAGACACTAAAGTAGGCAAGTTCTTAATAGGAAAAAACGGCCTATTTAAAAACCTAGGAGACGTAATTCCAAACCAAGGACTATTAGGCGTTATAAAGAACTTAATTAGTAAAGACGATACTCTACCTCCACAAGACAAAGAGACTGCCTTAAAGCTCTTAGAAATGGACTCTATAGAAATGCAAGAAGTGACTAAAAGGTGGGAAGCTGATTTAACTAGCGATTCTTTTTTAAGCAAAAACGTTAGACCAATGACTTTAATATTTTTTTCAATAGCTTACGTTGTAGGCTGGTTTTTAGAATATTCTTTAGATTCAATTACTGGAGTGCTTACAGTTATAATTGGAGCTTATTTTGGTTCAAGAGGTTTAGAAAAGTATAAAAAAATTTCTAATAAATAGTTATTATATTAGTATAAGTCTTATATTAATATAAGTTTATATATATATATGTTTAATTAATATAATATTAATATAATATAATGCAAGTTAATTTTGAAAAAAAAATTATCCAGGAGCAAAATTGTAAAAAAACTAGACGCTCAGTTTAGTAGATATATACGTTTAAAATACGCAGATCATAATGGGTTTGTAAAATGCTATACTTGCAATCGTATAAAACATTACAAAGACTCAATGCAGTGCGGCCACTTCCTTTCACGCAGATTTTATTCTACTCGTTGGAATGAGGATAATTGTAGACCTCAATGCTATGGGTGTAATGTACACTCTCAAGGTAGGCAGTATGAATATGCTTTAAATTTAAATAAAGAGTATGGCTATAATATTGCTGAAGAGTTACTACAAATTAGTAGAGAAACTGTAAAAATTTCTACACCAGAACTTCAAGAAAAAATAGAGTATTATAAAGTTTTAAACAATCAGTTTAACATAGATTAATTTGTTTATATTAGCTATCTAATTTTCTCTGTGTTAGGGAGTGTAGAATATCTTTATTTTATGCTCCCTTTTTGTTTATATAATAATTTTATTATATTTGTCTTATGACACAAATAGAGAAAACTTACCTTCACGCAAGGATAACTGCTCTTGAAAAAGAAGTAGAGTGGTTAAAAAAACACAACGAGTTATTAACAATTCAAAAAGAAAGAGCAGAGAGTCTGCTTATTAATTAAACACACAAAGAATGACAGGAAAAATTACATTTATTAATCGAGAAACTGATTATTTAGAGCTACAATGCTATTCAGTAACTTTCGCAAACGGCCAAACATTTAAGTTTTATCAACCTAAAGTATGGAACGACCAAACTAGAACTGAGTTTGAGAAAAAAGTAGGAGACGAAATAGAATTTGAAATCAAAAATCCTAAGCATAATACTGCTAAATTAATTCGTAAACCTAAAGCAGAAACTTTTCAAAAACCAGTTTCTCAACAAACCTCAATAGAGTTTCAATCTTGTTTAAGATCTGCAGCCCTATTATATTCTAATACACCAAACGTGAAAAGTAGCACAGTATTAGAGACTACTGAATTATTTTATAACAAACTAAAACACATAACTAATGTCTAATTTTGAAACTGAATATTGGAATTGCGTAGCACCTTACAAATCTAAATATGAATTTATAAAGATTCATTTTTTAATTGATATTGATGAGACGATTAAAATGCTTAACAAAGCAAAAGCTGAAGGGAATGAGAAAATAGTTTTAGATGTAATGTCTAAAAAAGCTGACCCTAATAAGTTTTTTGCTAAAAGAAGTATTCCTATGAAAAGTCAAACTGAAGCTGCGAAAGCTCACTTACCTAGAGCAGAGGCTAAAGAAGACCTACCATTTTAATAAAGGGGAGTTAATAGCTCCCTTTTTTTTTTAACAAATAATACCTACATTTAAACAATGCTAATAAACTATGAGAAAGTTACTGAGCACTTACAAAATATTAGAACTGGAAAAATAAAAGAAGGTCTAACTTTAGGCATACCAGAGATTGACGATTTTTTAAGGTTCAAACCCCAAAATTTTAATGTTATACTAGGACACTCCAATACAGGTAAAACAACTATTGTTCTTTATTTAATGTTAGCTTATTCAATTAAACATAAAATCAAATGGCTAGTCTTTAGTTCAGAAAACGAAGCCTACTCAATTATAAGAAAGCTAGTAGAATATTTAGAAGAGAAAACAATACAAGATATAAGCGAGGAGCAATTCCAAAAACACAGTAAGTTTATATTTGAACACTTTAAAATTATAGATAGTAACAAACTATATTCCTATAGAGAATTGTTAGAGTTATGTAAAGCAATTAAAGATGCTTGGAACTACGATGGATTGTTAATTGACCCTTACAACTCTTTAATAAAAGACCCTAAACTAATAAAGTCTGTAGGTGGTCACGAGTACGACTACCAAGCTACAACTGAGTTAAGAATATTTGCAAAAAAACAAGGGGTTACTATTTGGCTAAACACTCACGCAAATACTACAGCTTTACGATTTACTCACAGATTGGGTCACGATTACGCAGGACACCCTATGCCTCCAAATGCTGCAGACGTTGAAGGTGGCGGAAAATTCGTCAACCGTGCAGATGATTTTTTAGTGGTTCATAGATATATCCAACACCCTACAGAATTTATGTATTCTTTGCTTCACGTTAGAAAAATAAAAGAAGTAGAAAGTGGAGGAAGACCTACTAGTATTGATGAGCCTATAAGACTAAGAGCTCTTATAAATAACGTTGGTTTTAGTATAAATGGTCAAAGCATCCTAAAAAAAATAATACAACCTTTTTAAATTTTTTACTATCTTACTATAGTAAATGGAGGAGTCTATACTAGAGTTGGTAAAAAACGAAAGAGTTTGGCATAACTACTTGAAATCGTGGGGGTGCAATATTGACACAGCTAAAGACTTAATCCAAGAAATGTATATACAAATAGATACTTATTTAAAAAAACATAAAAATTCTATAATGTATAACGAAAAGGAGGTAAACTTTTATTTTGTCTACCTTACTTTATATAGTATGTTTAAAGATTTAAAAAGAGTTGAAAAAAGAGTTAAGATAGTGACGTTAGAAAGTTTAGAACATTTTGCAGCAGAAGACCAATATAGTGAGAGGGACGATTACAATAACCATAAAGCTATACAAGAGTGGTTTTTACACGAGGACTATATAGAAATGACAAATTTAAACAACCCAAAACTAAAAGAGTATGACAAAACTAAAATGTTTAATTTCTACCAACGCAAAGTTTTTGAGGAAGTTTTTTTAAACAACAAAAGTATAAGTCAACTTAGTAGAGACACTAATATTTCTTATTACTCTTTATATAATACTGTCAAAAATATAAGACAACAAATAAAACAATTATATGAAACTAAGAATTGGGGATAAACTAGAGTTCGTTTTTAAATGGACTGGTATTAAATGGCTAGTAAATAAAGTAGTAGTAGATTGGTTAGGTTACGAAAGCTGTGGCTGTGAAGACAGAAGAGACGCTTTAAATAATTTTAAATTTAAAAGAGATGACTAGAGAACAATATTTTAAATGGAAAGACTTTAGAGAGTCTACAAGTCAAACTTTAAACAACCAGGAGTATGAACTCGTTTGTCTTTTACACTCACAGTTATATCTTCATACCTTTTTTAAACCGTGTACCTGCTCCCCTAAGACTATTGTACAATGGATAAAAGATTTAAATATAAAGTTTAAAGAGTCTAAGAAATATCGAGTAAGAAAATGAAACTCGAAGACATCCAAAAGTATGAGAAAGCTGTAGTATTTTTATTAAACCTGGACGATTGGGAACTAGAATGGACTGGTGAAGGTTACGAGCATTTTGACGCAGTAGGTAAAACTCCAAAAGGTTTTAAGTGTGTTATAGAAATGAAGTTTAGAAATAAATATTATCCAGAAAAGTTATTAGAAAAATACAAATACGACAAGCTAATGAAAATGGATAAAGAAATAGTTAAGCTATATTTTGTAGCAGACGAGAAAGGAAATTACTTGTATTGGTTAAATGATATTGAGATGCCTCCAATAGAAAAAAGGTATTGTCCCTCCACTTCATTATGGAATAAAAAAAAGGAATTAAAAGAAGTTTATTTATTAAAAGAAAGTTTAGCCTCAAGAATAAACTGGAACGATTTGGATACTAAGTAGATTTTTTTTAAATTTAATGCACAGAAAAAATTAGTTACCTTGACAAAAGCTGAAAATCTTAAAGACATTGAGTTCTATAATCACTCTGAACTTTGTATTTCCTTATTGCAAAAATGGAAAGACCAATCTAAAAATCCAGATCTCAAAGAGTTTACTTTAGCTTTCCTAGGTATTTTGTTTTACGTTAATACTTTACAACAAGACAGGTATATACATAATAAAATAGTAGAAGAGTATAGAGAGGACAAGATACGAGCAATAGAAAGAGCACGAAAAGCTGACAAAAAAGTAGAGGAGCTAGAAAAGAAAATAGAGAGTTTAAAAAAAATTGCTAACCTATGACCTATAAAGATAGCTTACTAGAAATGTATAGAGCAGAAATTGATTGTTTGAGAAGTGCATATTTAAAAGAAAAAAAAGAATCGAATAAACTTAACGATATTATAAACGACAAAGAAATAATTATAAAACTTCTAAAAAATAAAAACAAAGCCTATGACAAATTCAATTAAACTCTTAGATGGAAACTATGTAGAAAGACAAGAAGTATTAGATAATATGTACTCAGACGATTACTATTATAACTACCTAGGTAAAAATGCTTTGTCTAGTAGTTCTATTAAACTTCTCTTAGATAGTGCAAAGACTTATTTATATGTAACTAAGTACGGCCAAAAAGAAACGCAACCATTAAGAGATGGACACTTATTTCACACTATGGTATTAGAACCAGACAAATTAAATGATATAGTATTTGTTGACGTACAAAGTAAAAACACTAATAAGTATAAAGAAGCTAAAAAGTTTCACGACCAAGTATTTACTATAAAAGAAAAGAACGATGCTGAGAGATTATGTGATGCTTTGTTTAAAAATGAGACTGCACTTAGTATGTTAAACTCTTCTAAGTTTGAAGTGCCTATGATTGATAATATTAATGGGTATCCATTTAGAGGAAAAGCTGACGTGCTTAAAAATAGTGGAGGAATCGTAGACTTAAAAACAACTATAGACGTAAAGAACTTTTATAAATCTGCAGACGCATATAGATATTATAACCAAGTATATATATATTGTCAACTCTTTAACGTGGATTACAAAAACTTTAGGTTTTTATGTATAGACAAAAAGAATTTAGATATTGGAGTTTGGGAATGTTCGGAAAATTTCTACTTAAAAGGCGAAGCTAGTGTAATGGCTGGTATAGAAATATATAGAGATTTTATCGAGGCAGACTACGACATCGACCAATATATAATAAAAGGAACTTTATAAAAATTAACTAAACACAGAAAAAATGAACAAATTAAAAAAAGGTACTTATAATCCTACCTACCCAATAAAGGATTTAAAACTAGCTAAAATCAATAGAGACATAAGCACTAATCATTCAGAAAACTTTACAAGCAAACTCATAGAGTATGGATGGCTAATGCCTATAGTAATTTCTAAAAATGGAGACGTAATAGAAGGACACCATAGAATTGAAAGTGCTAAAATTTTAAAGCAAAAAACCATACCAGTTTATATAATTGATTGGGTCAACACTAAACAAGAACGTGAACACCTACAATGTATTATTAGTTTAAATAATGGGAATAAGGTTTGGTCT